TCAATACACTTTAGGAACGGCTTGGGATGTTTCAACTGCTTCTTACGCAAGTATTTCGTTTAGTGTTGCATCTCAAGAAACAGTTCCAGCCCAAGTAAACCTAAGTGCTGATGGTTTAACAATGTGGATTGTTGGTTCAACTGGTGACGATATTACTCAATATGCTCTTGGAACTGCATTTAATGTTTCAACCGCAGTATTTGAAAATTCGTTTTATATTGGTTTTCAAGAAACAACCCCTACAGGTTTGTTTATTGATTCTAGTGCTAATAATCGTGTCTACCTTGTTGGCTCAACCAATGACACAGTTTATCAATACAACACAGATACAAATTCAATTGCCATAACAACAGATGTTTTAACTGTTAATAATAATGCACGAATTCAAGGAAATTTAGCAGTACAAAGTTCTGCATATGTAGATGGTTCATCAACAATTCAAGGCGCATTAGTTGTTGGTGGTTCAACATCATTATCAACAACTTCTGTAGGTGGAACATTTACTGCTTCAAGTACATTAGCATTAACGGCAGGCACAACATCAACAGTACAACTTGGTACATCAGTTACTACAGGTAATATATTCATTGGTGGTGCAACTCAAACAGGTAACATTACTTTTGGTTACAGTTCAGTAAACCAAACTGCTAATATAGCAAACGGAACTACGGCAGCCGGCTCAACTAAAGTTGTCAATTTAGGTACATCAGCAGGTTCAGGATCAAACACTCAAATTAATATTGGACCATCAACTGCTGGTGCCAATGGTAACGTAACATTTAATCCAGCAACAACAGTAGCAATACAGAATACAAAAACATCCACTTCAACCACTACTGGTGCTTTGACAGTATTAGGTGGTGTTGGTGTATCAGGTAATGTATACGCTGATGCCATATATGATGGCGGTGTAGAAGTATTAAGTTATCTACAAGGTGTTGACAATACTCAAAACACCAGATTAACCGTAATTGAAGGTACCAATTTAAGCCAAAACGTTCGGTTAGATTTTAGTAATACCCGTATGAACATTATTGATGGTGTAGATGTAAGCCAAAATGCTCGCATGACGATTAGTGATGGTGTAAATGCAAGCCAAAACGTTCGGTTGGATTATAGTAATACAGCCATCACCATTATTCAAGGTGTTGACGCTGGCCAAAATGCTAGAATGGCCATTATCGAAGGTACAGATGCGAGCCAGAACGTAAGGCTAAACTTCAGTAACACTCGTATGGACATTAGTGACGGCGTTAATGCCAGTCAAAATGTAAGGTTGGATTTCAGTAATACACGAATGAATATTATTGATGGTGTTGATGCAGGTCAGAATTCTAGAATGATCATTATTGAAGGTACTGATACTAGCCAAAATGCTAGAATGACCATTGCGGATGGTGTAGATGCTAGTCAGAATGTTCGTTTAGATTACAGTAATACAGCCATCACCATTATTCAAGGTGTTGACGCTGGCCAAAATGCTAGAATGACCATTGCGGATGGTGTAGATGCTAGCCAAAACTCTAGGTTAGATTATAGTAATACGGCTCTCACCATTGCTCAAGGTGTGGACAATAGCCAAAATGTTCGAATAGATTATAGTAACGCAGCCATCACCATAATTCAAGGTACCGATACTACACAAAACACAAGACTTACTGTAATAGAAGGTACCAATGCAAGTCAAAACGTAAGGATAGACTTTAGTAATACAGCAATAACAATCATACAAGGTGTTGATGTAACACAAAACACCAGACTTACTGTATCTGAAGGTGTAGATTTAAGCCAGAATGTTCGGTTGGATTTCAGTAATACACGGATGAATATTATTGATGGTGTCGATGCAGGCCAAAATGCTCGCATGACAATCATTGAAGGTGTCGATGTAACACAGAACACCAGTATATCAAATCGATTAGCATTAAGTGGTGCAGCAAGTCAAACAGTAACAGGCAATGTTGTATTTGGTAATGATGTTACAGTAACAGGTAACTTAGTTGTTCTTGGCAACACCATATCACTTAATGTAACCTCGATTGAAGTAGAAGATACTTTAATTCAACTTGGTATAGGAAATTACTATACAGATGCTTTAACAATTGGTTATGTTGGTCACTATAATGATGGCACGAATGCTCATGCTGGTATGATTCGAGATGCAGTAACAAAAGAATTCTATGCATTCCAAGGTTATACACCAGAGGCCTCAGGCAACGTAATCAATGTTAACGCTGCATCGTTTGCCAAAGCAAACATACACGGCAACTGGTTCAAGGGTAACTTAATTGCTACTACAGCAAGAGTTGGTGGTTTAGATGTAAATTCTAGATTAGATTTTAGTAATACCCGTATGACCATTATTGAAGGTGTGGATGTTACACAGAACACCAACATTGCAGCAACAGATGGTAAGATGCAAAGTGCTTACAATGTGGCCAATACTGCTGATGTTCGGTCTGTAGCTGCATACTTCCATGCCAACGGAGCTTTCATTAAAGCCAATGCGGCATTTGACCAAGCCAATGTGACTATTGGTGTTGATGCTAGTCAGAATAGTCGTATGACCATCATCGAAGGTACAGATTTAAGCCAGAATGTAAGGCTGGACTACAGTAATACTGCTCTCACCATTGCTCAAGGTGTGGACAATAGCCAAAATGTCCGAATAGATTATAGTAATGCAGCTATCACCATTATACAAGGTGTTGATACAAGCCAAAATGCTAGAATGGTTATCATTGAAGGTACCGATACAAGCCAAAATGCTAGAATGACTATTGCTGATGGTGTTAATGCTAGCCAAAATGTAAGATTGGATTATAGTAACACCGCTATTACTATTATACAAGGTACAGATACTAGTCAGAATGTAAGAATAGATTATAGCAATACAGCCATTACCATAATTCAAGGTGTTGACACCACGCAGAATTCTCGTATGACCATCATCGAAGGTACAGATGTAAGCCAAAATGCTAGAATGGTTATCATTGAAGGTACAGATGTAAGCCAGAATGCTAGAATGACCATAAGTGATGGTGTTAATGCAAGCCAAAACGTTCGGTTGGATTATAGTAACACAGCTCTTACGATTGCTCAAGGTGTTGATGATAGCCAGAACGTAAGGTTGAATTATAGTAACACAGTCATCAATCAAATTCAATCTGCTTGGACACCCAATACAGTTATCGTTGCTAACTCGGCCGGATTCTTGTCGAATAGTGTAATGCGGTTTGATGCAAGTAATAGTCAATTACATTCAATGGCCAATCTATCAATTGGCACTTCAGTAGCTTCAGCACCATTAACACTATCTAAATCCTTTTTATTGCCTACTGCTGCTGAACAATTTGGCCAACTTAATTCTGTTGCATATAATGTGGCAGATACAAGTTTAAAACAAGGATTAAGACTCAATACTGTTGCACAACACACATCAGGCAACATAACTAACCTTATGAGTATGTTGAATTTGTGCACAGCAGGTGGTGTTGGTGGAACAACTGACAGTCAATATGGTTTTTGGGCTAGAAATGATGTTTCAGCAGGAGCATTTTCTACAAATTCATACAATTATTTTTCTAACAATAGTGGTGGCTTAGCCGGTCCTAGTAACCAGTATGGATTTTATACAGCCAATTTAACAAAAGGACTATTAAGCAATTACGGTTTCTATGGTGCCGTAAACACAGGCAACAATGCGTTTAACTTGTACATGGCCGGCACAGCACCAAACTATTTGGCTGGATCACTTACTGTTGCCAACAATGTGCCATCAACAAGTAACACAACAGGTACATTAATTGTTACTGGTGGCATTGGTGTATCAGGTAATGTATATTCTACTGGTGGATCAATCACAATTAATAATGGATTTGCCACGACAGGAAATTCAGGAACAATTTTCTTAGGTGATAGTAGTTTTAACAAAACTTTTGGATCAGGATTCACATTTAATAGTTCAATAAATGCTCAACAATTTGTTGCAAATCCCGGTTCAAATTCAGCTGCAGCATTTACTTTTAGTGGAGTAGGAAACCTAGGAATTTATGCACCTCTTACCGGTGTTCTTGGTATTACAGCAAATAGTGCAAACGCTTTATTTGTTTCAGCACCAGCAAGTTCTGTAAATTATTTAAATGTTTCTGGTGCAATAACAAGTAACTATCCAACTATTCAAGCAATTGGTCCAGATTCATCTGTTGGTATAGTTTATAATTCAAAAAATGCTGGCATACATTATTTTCAAGGTGCTGGAGGAACACAATTTACTGTACTGCCTGTATTTAATGGCTCAGCTTCAGTAAATTATGTACAAGCCTCGGGTAATAGTGCTGGTAATCCTCCAACATTAACATCAGCTGGGTCTGACACCAACATTGATTTCAATATAATCTCTAAGGGTACTGGTGTTGTCAATTTAAATACCGGATCAGGAACTCAGGTAAGAATTATTGATAGTGGTGGTACTGCCGTAAACCGTATCCATCTCCAAGGACAAGCTACTGGGTTTTTACCGGTAATTGCATCTAGAGGAAGTGATACAAATCTTGGTATGTCGTATTCAACTCAAGGCACCGGAGGGCATGATTTTTATACTGCTACAACAAGTTTTACTCAGCAATTTAAAATTGCTCACACAGCATCAGCAGTAAACCTTTTACAAGTAACCGGTAACACTACAGGTGGTTCTCCAATATTATCAGGACAAGGCTCAGATACCAATGTAGGTATCAATATTAATCCTAAAGGTGCTGGCTCCGTTAACGTTACAAGCACAACAAGTTCAACAAGTAATACTACAGGTGCTCTTGTAGTTACTGGTGGCCTTGGATTGTCCGGCAATTTGACAATGAGTATAGTACCAAACGTGGGAAGATTAACTTTAAGCCCAACACATTTTATATATAATGATAGTGCTGGAATAGTATTTACGGGCACTAATTATTATTATTTTAACAATACTGGTGGTGTTTATAACCAAACCGCTTTAATACAACGAGGTCCAATTTATAATGATACAGGTAACACTACTGTATTGTTTGCTGGTACTTCACAAGTTAAGATTCAAAACGGCACAGCAAGCTCCAATACAACTACTGGCGCTCTTGTAGTTCAAGGTGGTGTAGGTATCTCTGGTGCTCTCAATGCTACAACCAAGTCATTCAACATTCCACATCCGACCAAAGAAGGTAAAGACTTACGATATGGTTCTTTAGAGGGACCAGAGTTTGGTGTGTATGTTCGTGGCACTTTAAAAGGTTCTAATATTATTGAGTTGCCTGATTACTGGACTAAGTTAGTTGATGCCAATACAATTACTGTTTCACTTACATCTATTGGTAAGTATCAAAAACTTTCTGTCAAAGAAGTTAAAGACAATACAATTATTATTAGTAGTGATGGCTGGTTCAAAAAAGAAATTCATTGTTACTATGTTGTATACGGAGAAAGAGCTGACGTAGATAAACTTGATGTAGAAGGTTAACTATGGGCACCAATTATAATCCACAGATAGTAACAAGTGGTTTGACATTAGCAATTGATGCGGCTAATTCAAAATGTTATGCAAATACTTTGTTAACCAGTTGCACCAATATAGTTCAACCAACGATTATTGGCACACTTTTAAATGGCGTGTTATATAATACAACAAATAATGGAACATTTGTTTTAAGTCGTGCAAACAATTCTTACATCACAACTACTGCAACAGTAAATTCTGTTGGCATGTATCAAAATAATTTCACCGTATCTTCTTGGTTTAATACTCCAAATACGGCACCAACTAGTGCAACACAAGGCGGAGCGGTATTGGCGGCCGATGGCAGTGCAACAGCTGGTGGTCAATATTCAAATCTTATTCGCTTTGATGGTTTTTTAGTAGATTTTTATGGAGAAGGACAATCAGTTTCTATTGTTTCAAATACCTGGTATAATATGGTACACACTTATAATTACACAACGAAAGTTTCTAGATTATATGTCAATGGTGTTTTGGGTAGTACTATAACTAGAACGATTGACTTGAATGTTAACATAATTAATTCAGTAATAAAAATTGGAAATTACGGTTTTGGTGGCGATACTTTTACTGGAAGTATACCTCAAGTTTTAATTTACAATAGAGAATTAGTTAGTAATGAAGTATTACAAAACTTTAATGCTACCCGTGGAAGATTTAATATATAATGGGTCTTAATCATTCACCTTCTATTGTTACTAACGGATTAACTTTATATTTGGATTCAGTTAATTCAAAAAGTTATCCAGGTTCAGGCACAACATGGATTAATTTAAGTACCAATACAAACTCTTTTACTCTAGTTAGTTCACCATCATTAGGTGCAAATAATATATTTTCATTTAACGGATCAACTCAGTATGCTAGTACATCTAATAATCTTTTAAACTCAACTGCGTATACTAAATGTGCCTGGTTTCAAACATCAAATTTATCAGCTTCAAATAACATTATGAGTGGTAATATTGGCCAACATGCTTTTTGGTTAGCAGGCGGTAATAAATTAAATTCAGGTCACAATAGCCTCTGGAGTACTGTTCAATCAAGTACAACTCTTGTAGTAAATCAATGGTATTTTGGTGCAGTTACATTTAATACTACAACAGGTTGGGCATTATATTTAAATGGTTTGTTAGAAGATACTGATGTGTCAACTACTACTTTTACCGGTGGTACTGGAGATGTACAGGTTGCAGCATATGGTAATAGTAATAATTTTCTAGGACAAATAAACGGAGTTTTTATATACGACCGTGTATTAACTGCACAAGAAATATTACAAAACTATAATGCACTTAAAGGAAGATACGGACTATGAGTGTATTTGGTGGACCAAATATTGTAACTAATGGATTAGTGTTGAATTTGGATGCAGGCAATTCAAAAAGTTATGCTGGCTCTGGTACAACTTGGAATGATTTGAGTAACAATAAAAATAATGCAACCTTAAATTCTTCACCCACATATACCACAGATCAAATGGGTGCTATCAGATTCAATGCATCTGGCACAACACAATACGCAGATGTTCCTGTTGCGGCCATACCTTCAGGTGGTAGTCAAGTTAGTGTATGTTGTTGGATCAATCTAGGCAATCCTGCTACCCCACCTGCTGCCAGTGTGTTTTCGTGTTTTGACTCTAGTGCCATCAGGGTTGTAAACATACACCTACCCTGGAGCGACAGCATAGTCTATTGGGATGCCGGCAATAGTGGCGGTTTCAATAGAATCAATACCAGTATACTGACTTTGGCACAGAAAACAGGTTGGCACCATTGGGTATTTACTCTAAATGCCACAGCAGGAACCATGGCCATTTATTTAGATGGGGTAAGCATAGCCACGGGTACAGGAAAAACTCTAACGCTGGGCACAGTCAGCACCGCCGTTTATCCTTGTGCTATTGCTAATTTTGCAGGTAGTGGAAACTGGAATGGAAGCGTCAGTAATTTTCAAATCTACAATGTATCGCTTAATGACGCACAAGTGGCGCAAAACTATAATGCACTTGGAGGAAGATACGGTCTATAAATAATAGGTAACCAATAAAAAGAAAAACAGATGGCACATACCGATAAAAATATTCTTATAACTCCCAACGTTGGTAATGCCAATGGTGATCCTCAGATTGTTTTTTCGGCCGCAAACAATACCTCCAATGCAGCCAACATTACCCTTCGGGCTTATCCTACATCTAATGGAACTCTATCATTTGAGGGTTCTGCTGGCCAATTATTCTCAATCACCAACAATCTAACTGGTTCTTTATTCTCAGTCAATGACATCTCTGGTATTCCTAGTATTGAGGTACTGGATACTGGTCGTGTCAATCTAACGCAATACAATGGTAGTGTTGTTATTGGTGCCAATACATCTGCAACAACCTCAAATTCAAATACGACTGGCGAGTTAGTTGTTTTTGGTGGTGTCGGTGTAACAGGTAACATCTATGTTGGTGGCACAAGTGCAGGATCAAATGGTATCTATACTGACATACTACGATATGCCGCTAACGGATTACCATGGGTCATGGGTAGTGGTGGCTCCGGCGGTTCAGGTAATGTATCTGCATCAGGTTACGAGGCCAATACAATCATTACAGCCAACTCTGGAGGTTTTTTAGGTAGTAGTGGTTCATTCTTTGTTGCTTCTAATAATGCCATTGTGGTTCCTAATGTTGTAATCACTCAGGCCGCCACAGCAAGTTTTCCACTACTTTTTAGAAATGCTTTAGGAAATAAAATTGGCCTTTGGGATGGTGGCAGCGGTGCTGGTTATGGATTTGGAATTCAAGCTGGCCAATTACAAATATTTCACCAAACCTCTACAAATTTTACCAGTATTGGCCATGGTAGTAGTTCGGGTTTCACAGAACAATTTAGGGTTGCTAGCGTAGCATCAGCAGTAAACTATTTACAAGTAATTGGATCAACAACAGCAAACACTCCTGCACTATCAGTACAAGGTTCAGACACTAACGTTTCCATGTCTTTGTTACCAAAAGGTACTGGCGGTGTATTAATCAACCAAACATATAATCAAAATACAGTAAACGTTGGTAGTACATTACAAGTAACAGGTAACGTTGCTGCTAATGGTGCCATTGTAGCACAAAATCTGTATATACAAGGTGGTTCAAACTGGATAACAAACTCAGCTAATTTACAAAGTGGATCATGGTTAACTCATTCTGGTGACGCTGGTGCCACAACAGTAACACCAAGTTTAGTGGTGGCTCCAGATGGAACAACTACTGCATGGCAATTAAATAATTCCGGCGGACAAACAAATCCAACATATGGAATATATCAACAAACAGGATCTTCTGCTGGTCCATGGATTGCTTCTGTTTGGTTACGAGCAGGAAGTTTATCTTCTGCACGATTAATGATTACTGGTGGTTCCGATGATACTACTGTTGCAAATACTCTAGTTTCATTAACAAGTTCATGGCAACGATTTGTTATTTCTGCTGTTACAGGATTACCATTTTCAGCAAGTGCCGGTGTTCGTTTTAAATTAAGTACAAATGCGGCTACTGGTAATTACTTAGTATGGGGTCCACAACTTGAATTAGGTAACCCAACGTCACCAAGAAACGTTGCTTCACCTTACATACCGACATTTAGTTCTGCTGTAATTGTCTCTCTAAACAATAACATATTTGCGACCAGCAATATATCTTCTGCTAATGTGATTGTTTCTAATATAGTAGGATTTGCAAACTCAAATAATATTGTTTCAGTCTATCAATCATACAATTCTTCTACAAATAGTTTAGATGTAGTCTTTGGATAATCATGCCCAATACAGCGAGTAGACTTTCAGCCAATGGAAGTTTAACAATTAGTGGATCATTTGATGAAGTGTCTAGTACATATGTGTCAAGTGGATTACTAGGATCTTGGGACGCTAATAGAAGCTATTATCCTGAAATCGATGCATCTACTTGGTATGACATAGCTGGCAATAATAATATTAAAATTTTTAATAATAATAGTACACCAGCTTTATTTTCACCAAGTTCAAATAGTGCAAACATAACATTCTTTACAACAAATGGTTCTTCAGTATCATTAGGAAGTTATGGACAAATTACTATACCACAATTAGCCACAGCAGCAAATGTTACAATTGAAGGTGTTTTAAATCTAAGACAAATTACTGGAATGATAGCCGGTTTTGGTTTTTATGATATTTGGACTGCAGGGGGCACCCTTGGTTTTAACACATTTTTTGGTGACGTTTATGGTATATCCGCAGCAACAGTCACTTCTTTAAATTTATTAAATCGAAATGTACATTATGTTTTTGTTATGCCTACCAGTAATATTCCAGGAGCCTATCAGCTATGGATTAATGGAGTTCAACAATCATTATCTTTAGTTGTGGGGACTGGAACAGCAACAACAAGAGCTTATAATTCATTTGATGGCACATATAAATTTCAATTAAATGGATCTTACATAGGAACGCCTATAAATGGCACGTTACCATCTACAGGAACATATTATGGAAATGTTTCTTGGTCAAGTTTCAGAATGTATAATCGTGTTTTAACACCAGCTGAAATACGACAAAATTATAATATTGCTTCAGCACGATATCGATTAGGTTCAACAGTTAATCCTGTGGTGACTGCAACAAGATCCAACAATACAACACAAAATGTTATTCAAACAATTTCTGGTGAATTTGATGAAGTCACTTATAATCCTACATCAAATGTAAGAGTAAATACATTATCAAACTCACAACAATTTAATTTATCTCCTTGGTCACCCAGCCTAGCAACCGTAACAGCAGATGTGGTTGTTGCGCCAGATGGAACCACGACCGGTTTTTCTTTAAATGAAAATACCACTACTGGAGAACACCTAATATTTCAATCAAGAACTGGTCGAGATGAAACAATGACAGGTTCTTATTATGCAAAAGCTGGTTTTAGAACACGGTGTTATATTTCATTAAGTAATTTTTTAAATTTTTCTTGCCAAGTTCATTATGATTTAATTGCAGGTACAATTACTCTTGTTAGTGGAAATAATAGTGATTATACTAATGTGTCTGGCACAATTACACCTGTTGGAAATGGGTGGTTTAGATGTACTCTAACAGCAACAAAAGGATCAGTAAACAATCAAAATAATTTTACAATAGCTCCAGTAGTCGGAGCATCTAGTGTATATTTGGGAACTGGTGTTCCAGCAATTTATATTTGGGGTGCTCAATATGAACAATCGGCAAGTCCATCAATTTATGTTCGTACCGGCATCAATGCAATCATAGCCAACACATTTAATCAAAGAACTGTGAACACAGGTAATACATATGTTCGTGGAATATATGATGAAGTTTCAAAAACTCTACCTATTGAAGATAGTTCTTTAATTGTTAATTTAGATCCTTCATATGATGCTAGTTACTCTGGTACTGGCACAACTTGTTTTGATATTAGTGGAAATAAAAATCACGCCACACTAAATGGTAGTGTAACTTTTGACACCTATAATTCAGCATTCAATTTAAATGGTGGTTATCTTTCTATACCTACATCAGCCAGTTTAAATACAATATCTACAGCAGTTACCGCTTCCGTTTGGGTTAATCCCACTCAATTTATTGATGGAAGTTTTAGTCGAATAATTTCCAGAGATAGTTTTCCGACACAAAGTTGGTACATAGAACAAGGTGGAGGGATTAATGCTAACAGAGGATCCATTTTCTCATATGATGCGAGAGCAACTGTTAGTGGTCCAGTTTTGGCAATTAATACTTGGTACAATATAACGATGACAAGTAACAATTCTTTCACTTCTCTTTATGTAAATGGAAATGTATATGGTTCATCAGCAACTTCAACATTTAAAGCAAATACTGCTGGCATAGGTATAGGTTCTGATGCTAATGGTGGAAGTTCATTATTATGTAAAATTGGTACGGTTCAAGTATATAATCGTTCATTAACTCCTTCAGAAATATTGACTAATGTTAATGCTCAACGTACAAGATATGGCGTATAGATATAGATAAATAGGATACCATGGCAAAACTTATAAGCGGAACAAGAATATACGGTACAGCGAATGTGGATTCCACATTGTTCGTTGGTGGTACCGTATTTGCTAACAATATTGTTACCACAGCCATACCATCCGTACTAAATGATATTACCAATGAATTTGATAATGCTAAGTGTGTGTTTCAATTAAGGGTCGACCAGTCAAATGTGACCAGTATTATGGACTCCAAGAACTTGGAGGTCGTTGTCAATGGTGCTCGTCTGTCACCGTATGTCCGAGAACTAAGATTTCCCTGGTTAACTCCATACGATTCCTTCAAAGGTTATAGAGTGGTGAGTAGTAATACCACTTCTCGGCTTACCATTTATAACCCACCGGCACCTGGTGACCAAGCGATTCTAACACTCATAAATAATTCATCAATTCCACAAACTAAGAAGTACCCATATTCAGCCGCTACGATAGCACTAGGAGATTAATTAAATGGCAAAGCACGTTATAATTGAAAACTACACATTTACTCCGTCTACAAGAACGGTTACGGTAACTGGTAAGAATATTCGTAGAGAACAGTTGTTATTGATTACCAATACAACTGCTGGCACAGTCATCTATAATTTCTCCGATCCAGCACTTCAAGCAACTAGTTATACCAACTCAACCAATACTTCGACTGGTTTAGAAACTACCACAGTTGTGTTAGCATTTGCTACTGGTTCAATGAACTCGACAGATAAGTTATCTATTCTCACAGAAGAATCTTATCAAGAAATTATTCCTTCTGAAGTCATGCGTGATCCTGTGGACAAACTTCGTGTGTCTACACCACAATCTCTTATTGATACTGACTTTGAATATGGTGTGCAATCAACCAAATGGGAATCTATTAATCTTTTAAACAATCGTCCTTCAGCTTTCTATGATCCTACACAAAGTATTTCAAACATATCGTCAAACTCTGCTTTCTTTAATTCGTCTGGTGTATATCAAGTTACCAACGTAACATCATCTGGTAAAACCATAACTGTTGCAATTAATAATACCCTTGGTATTGTTGCAAACACTCCTATTTTTATTCAAGGTACGTTAGACCAAGCAAACGTAGATGGTTGGTGGATCGTTGAAGGTGTTTCGCCTAATACAAGTTTTACATTTACAACAACTGGCACTCCAACAACTACAGCATTGTTTGATGCAACAAAAACATATGTGTCGATTGGTAATTTCTTTACAGGCGCTGCAATTCCAGCCCCCACCAATGCCATTGTTTTAAATGGTACAGTTGCAACAGTTACTACAACCAATCCACATGGCTTACGAGTTGGTAGTGGTCTGTATGTTACAAACTGTACCGGCAATACAGGACTATTAAACAGTAGCTTTGTTGTTGCAAATACACCAAACACACATATCTTTACTTTCCCTTGTGCTGCAACAGGATCAATCACTGCACAGGCAAACAATTCTATTTTCCCAAGGTCATTGGGTTATGTTGAACATCGACCATTTGATGGCGGTGTACAATTTAGTAACGTATCTCCATTCCACGGATATCAAGTAATTCGTCAAACTCGTAGACAGTTCCGTTATCAATCAGGTAAAGGCATTCAATTCTCTACAGGTTCTATTATTAAACCTCCATTGTATGTCGATAACATTTCAAGTTCAGGTACAACATGCACGATTACAACAAAATATCCACATGGTATAGCCGCCAACTCACAAATTTTGATATCTGGTGCTGAACAATCCGGTTACAACGGGTTGTTTACTGTTACTGGTTCTAATACCGCTTTAGCATTAACATATACAGCAAACTCAGTACCGGCAGCGGTAACAGCAACAGGTTTTCCATTAATAGTTTCACCATACGCTTGGTACGGTTCTTCTAATCGTGTTGGTATGTTTGATAATCAAAACGGTTTCTTCTTTGAATATGATGGTCAAACCATATATGCTGTTCGCCGTTCAAGCACGGCTCAACTTTCTGGTTATTCTTCAGCGAATGTCGGAGGCAATCTTATAACTGGTACTAACACCAAATATGCACAAGAATTAAAACCAGGAGATTATGTTGTTATTCGAGGAATGAGTTATCTTGTACAATCAATCCTTTCAAATACAGTAATGTGTGTTTACCCTGAATATCGTGGTATGTCAACTAGCCCATGTGTAGTTAGTAAAACGGTAGATTTACGATTCCCACAATCACAATGGAATATTGACCGATGTGATGGCACAGGAGCAAGTTTATACAATTTAGATTTGACTAAGATGCAAATGTTCTATATTGACTTTACTTGGTATGGTGCTGGAGCAATTCGTTTTGGTTTCAAAAATACTCGTGGTGAAGTGTTCTACTGCCATCGAATAGTAAACAACAACAACAATACTGAAGCTTACATGCGATCAGGTAACATTCCTGCTCGATATGAAACAAACACAATTGCATCAAGAACTTTCTTAGCATCAACATTGGCTGCTGGTGCAACTTCAATGACGGTTAATGATACAACATTATTCCCACCAGTTGGTACGTTAGTGGTATCTGCAGCTGCTTCGGCTGGTGGTGCAATTGAATACATCTACTATACGGGTAAAACAGCAACAACATTTACTGGATTGCAACGCAATTCTGCCAATACTGGTGGTATTGCATTAGGTACCAGCACAGCAACCACATTTACATTCTCGGCAACTGCGCCAATATTAGTTGAATCTTTCTCACCTGCTCAAGCATCAACAATTAGCCATTGGGGTTCTTCTGTAATTATGGATGGTCGTTTTGATGACGATAAATCTTTTGTGTTCGTTGCTGGTATGAGAACAACAATTAATAATATTGGTGCTGGTGCGACAGTACCGTTACTCACAATTCGTCCTTCTCCCTCAGTAGATAGTGGTTTGTCGGGTTTGTTAGGTCAACGAGAAATTATTAATCGTATGCAAATGATATTACGTCAAGTTGATGCGTTTAGCACCGGCGCAGGTATGTCTTTTCTAATTACATTACGATTGAATGGTCGAGTAAGTGGCGGAACATTTATTAATGCTGGCGGTTCAAGTTTATCACAAGTGGCATTTCATACAGCAGGACAAACAATTCTTGGTGGTGAAGATATCTATGGTTTCTTTACAACAACTCCAGGTGTAACTTCTGAAGAACTTACATTGGTTCGTGATTTAGGTAATTCAATTTTAGGTGGCGGTAATTCACTTAACGTACCTACTACCTTCCAGAACGTCTTTCCAGATGGACCAGATATGATTACAATTTGTGCTACCAACGTTACTGCTGTTACAACAAATTCAATCAATGCTCGTATTAGTTGGACAGAGGCGCAAGCTTAAGGGAGGTAAAATGTCCTCTCGGGATTATATTCGAAGTGTAGTATCGGCAAACACCTCAATCAACGGCCAAAGGCTTGGAGATGAGGTGTTTGACCCAACATCAAATCGGCTTTTCAAAACTTTACCTATTGGTGGCACACAAGTCATCAACTCAGAAGTATTGTTAAACGGTCCCGCATTAGCGAACACAACCATTTCTGTTGGTAGAATTAATTTAACCACATATGCAACATCCAATTCGACCAACACAGGAACTTTAGTTGTGGGTGGCGGTGTTGGTGTTTCAGAATCTTTGTATGTTGGTAGTCGATTAGGTTTTTCTGCTGGTGTAGCCAATGCCACCTCGGTTGCTTTTCAAGTCTACAATCCTTTGGGTAGTATTGATGTTACTTTTGGATAAACGATGCCTAATGTTACTCGAATCACATCAAACGGTACTTTCTACACAGCAAATACAATAGATGAAATAAGTTATAATCCTTCTGTTGCATTTGGCAAAAATCTAATTCGTTCTTCACAAGCATACAACACAGGTTTTTGGGTTCCGCAAAATAGTACTGCTATTGATAACTTTATTTTGGGGCCGGACGAAAAGACTTTTGCTAGTAAAATAATTGGTAATGCCGGCGTCACTATTCGAAAATCAATTTATCAAGGTATTACTTTACAAGCAAACGTAAAATATACTTTTAGTGTATATGTTAAAGAAGCTGGTTTTTCAAATATTATGTTGTGGTTTGATAGCACTCCTCCTGGTTATCTTGAAGAAGGCGCATATTATGGTGCAGCTGATTTAATTAATATTATTGATGGAACAAAAACTGGTGGAAATCAAACAAATCCAGTAATCAATGTTGGTAATGGATGGTATCGTGTATCAGTAAGTGCCACACCAAGATGGGCACTAACTGTAGGTTTTAATTTATCTTTAGGTGAGGCAAATGGTACTGGAACAAAAGTTGGAGATGGATTTTCTGGTGTTTATTTGTGGAATCCACAAGTAGAAATAGGCGCAGTAGCTACCGATCCTGTTCTCACAAATTCTTCTGGATTTCCTGTTTCAAACGTCATATTTAAAACAACAAATATAGGCAATTATTATGCACGTTCCTATATTGATGAGATGAGTTACAACAAAAATGTTCCAGCAAAAAACTTAGCCTATCCAGCAAACCTAGCTTTATGGTCCAAAGGATGGGATTTTGATCCTCCGGTTATTAATGTGACAGATGAAACGGCTGCACCAGACGGAACAAATACAGCAGTTAAATGGCAGCAAGCTCGTCAATCAGGTCAACTCAGTACACCATTTAATAATCCAAGATACAAATCAGGAGTACCATATACATTTAGTGTATATGCAAAACCAGGTTCACCAAGTATGTCTTTTTATATTTTGTTATATGGGTTTGCATATGCAGGGAGATCCAGTGTTAATGTTGGAGTACAATTTTTTTTAACACCAACTAGTACAACAATTTCCGATGGAAGTGGCGGCACTGCAGATTCCTATGGAATCGTTCCTGTTGGTAATGGATGGTATCGTTGTTGGATGACTTCAACAAATCGAGTGGCAAACAATAATCAAGGACATCAATTTATAAGATATGCCACATCAGACACCTTTGCGTATTTTTGGGGTTATCAAATTGAAGAAGGTACTGTACCAACAGATTATGTACAGACAACCAATACAGGTACAATAGCAACCAATTTTGTTAAGCGTGATACAGCCAATGGTGTTTCATTGGTCAGTTCACAATTTGATGAGAAAAATGGTGTACTAGACCAAGTAATAGATAGCAGTTTAGTAATCAATTTGGATGCAGCAAAATTAGAAAGTTATCCAGGTAGTGGTACGACATGGTTTGATACTACACCAAATAGAAATGATATGACAATATATAATTTTGGAACAGCAAATAGTCCAATTGTTTGGGATTACAGTTCACAATCTTTTTTAGCCTTAGGAAATAATTTTGGTACAAGTATTCAGGGCATAGCTAATGCAACAATTAACACTCCATCATTCAGTATAGAAATTTGGTCAAGAGTTCGTTCCTTTAACGCTGGTGATTTTAATAATAACATGATTTCTGGTCGTGGCAACTATTTACAACATGGCCATCGAATGGGTTATAATCCTGCTGGTGGTTCAGCTGCAGCGACTACAGGCACCGTAGGTTTTTATAGTGTATTCAATGGAGGAACCATATCATTAACTTCTTCAACGATATCGATTAATACATGGTATCAAACTGTTATAACATTTGATGACACCCGTAAATTTGCTAGCTTTTATGTGAATGGTGTATTGGTGGCATCACAAAGAGATGCTGTTTACACAATGCCACAACAACCGGCTTGGACATCGGGACCTTCAGCATTTACAAATGGCCAAGGTACTGCAAGTATAAACGGTAACATTGGTAACTTCATGTATTATAACAGACCTTTGGTGGCATCAGAAGTATCTCAGAACTATTCTGCCATTCGTAGAAGATATGGTATCTAACAAAATATAACGAATAAATAAGAACATGGCTAGATTAAACTCAGGTACTCGAATATATGGATCCGCTAACGTTGACGGAATGTTGGTCGTTGGTCAGATTACTCCAAATAATGCAAACGTAGGTCTTGCAAATACCGGATCTTTACAGGTTTGGGGTGGTGCCTACATTTCAGGCAATACAACAATCGGTGGCCAATCAACTACTGAACAAATATACGTTCAAGGCAATTCCAATCTTATAAGATTTTCACAAAATTTTGAGAATGCTGCTTGGGCTAAAAATACATCAACTGTTCGATTTGGTCCATCTGCAAACACTTTTGCGCCAGACGGAACAAATACTGCGTCACAATTAATTAATACAACCGGTGGTGGTGATACCGGTTATATGGACCAAACTATTTTTAACACCTTAAATCGAAATACGCCTTACACTTTTTCTGCATACATGAAGCAAGGATCTTGTCCTTTTGGCCAAATCAATCTTTATGCGGCCGGCGGAGGATTAAATGATGCTACCGGAAACGTAAATTTTAGCACAGGCACGGCTGCATTTTCTGGAACAAATCTTGTTAATTCAACTTTTGTGAATGTTGGTGGAGGCTGGTATAGGATTTCACTTACACTCAATTCATTAAATCAACAAACTTTTATTCCCAGATTATATTTAAGAGCCTCAGGAGTTGCAGGTGAGTTTGGCTATTTTTGGGGTGCTCAGTTAGAACCAGGAATTACTCCTTCGGCATATGCAAACACATCATCTGGTAATATAGTTAAAGCAAATAATAATTTATTTGTAATGGGTAATACTTTTGTTTTAGGTGCAAATACATCAATATCAAATACTACAGGTTCATTGGTTGTACATGGTGGCCTTGGTGTATCAGGTAATGTAAACGTATCTAATACAATTAATATTCTTTCTTTAGGTACAGAAAATAGGCCACTCACAATACAAGGTGGTCAAGCTGGAGTTATTGGTGCAAGAATAGGTGTTGCTGAAGCTTTAGATTTTTATACCACATCAGCTCCATACTTTTTTGTTACTGGTGCTTCTCCAAGACAAGGAACTCAATTTACAATAACGCATACAGCATCAGCAGTAAATTATATACAAGCAACCGGTAACACTACAGGTGGTGGTCCAGTAATTTCTGGACAAGGCTCTGATACCAATGTAGGTATCAACATTACACCAAAAGGTGCTGGTTCAGCCAACGTTACAAGTACAGCAAATTCAACAAGCAATACAAGTGGTGCTCTTGTAGTTACTGGTGGTATGGGTATTACCGGTAATTTGTTTATGTCTGCTGCTAATAATTATTCTCTTACTACGACTCTCCAAGATAGTTATCGTTTAGGCTGGTCAGATAATTATTTTACAAGGTCGCCAGTATACACTGGATTGTATTTTACTGGCAACTTTTTGGCTATAAGGACTGGACCGTTTTATATTGAACCTACATCATCTTTCGTTGCAAGAGGTGTTATTACTAATGATACTGGTAACAACACAGTAATTTTTAATACTGTTGCTCCAGTTAGATTACAAAATACCGCAGCGTCTACAAGTAACACTACAGGTTCTTTGATTGTTGGTGGTGGCCTTGGTGTATCAGGTAATGTGGTTTCAAATTCTTATATTACATCTACTGATAATACAAGTTATGTGGCAAGAATTGATGGTTTTAGTGCAACAGGACCAAGGCTTCAACTTGGAACCCCATCAGACGCAGGGCAATATTTACAAATAGGTGCATATGGTAATGTTAATAATTTTGAAACAACAAATCGTAATTTTAGATTAGGTTCAACAACAGTAACCAATATTATGTTAGCCAATGCCGCAACTGGTATGGTCACATTTGCTAACAACGTAATTATTTCTGGTAATTTAACAGTTATAGGCAATGTTAGTGTCGAAAACGTACAATCATTTGCTGTTTCTGATCCATTAATTCAACTGGGTGTTGGCAATTACACTAGTGATTTACGTGATATTGGCTTTGCTGCACACTACAATGATGGCTCAAATGCTCATACAGGACTCATTCGTGATTCTGGTACAAAAGAATATTATTTGTTTCAAGGATACACTCCTGAATTAGGTGCCAACAATAACATTGTTCTTACAGATCCATCATTTAGAACGGCCAATTTAAATGCTAGTTTTGTAAAAGGTAATTTAATTGCTACAACAGCAGTAGTTGGTGGAATAGAATTGAGTGCTTATTCTCAAGCAGCCTATGCTCAAGCAAACGTAACAATTGGTGTTGATGCTACACAGAATACCAGATTAACCGTAAGTGAAGGTGTAGATTTAAGCCAAAACGTGAGATTGGATTATAGCAATACAGCCATTACCATAATTCAAGGTGTTGACACCACGCAGAATTCTCGTATGACCATCATCGAAGGTACAGATGTAAGCCAAAATGCTCGTATGGCCATCATTGAAAGTACCAATGCAAGTCAGAATGTTAGAATAGATTATAGTAATACAGCATTAACTATTGCTCAAGGTGTGGACAATAGCCAAAACGTAAGGATAGATTTCAGTAATACGGCTATCACCATTATTCAAGGCGTTGATACTACACAAAACACCAACATAGCGGCTACTGATGGCAAAATGTCATCTGCTTATAACACAGCCAATAATGCAGTTGCAAATATAGGTCCAGTAATTACAACTAATAGTGTGGCCACAGTTATAATTGCTAATACCACAGCATCAACAAGTAACACTACAGGCGCTTTAGTTGTTACCGGAGGCCTTGGTGTTGCTGGTAATACTTTCTTAAATAATTCTTTGGCTGCTGTTACTACAACAACTAGTGCTGTAAATTATTTACAAGTCACAGGTAACACCACAAGTAATCCTATATCTTTATCTGCACAAGGTTCTGGTTCTGATGTAAGTATGAATCTTGTGTCAAAAGGTGCAGGTTCAATTAATTTTATTTCTCAAGGAGTTCCAGTAGTTACTATGGCGTCTGGTAGTTCACCTTTTGGAACCATAGCAAGTCCGTTTATATTTTCACCAACTATACCTGGTGCATGGGGTTCAAAATTAACATTACCTGGTGATACTACAGCTACTATTCAAACCCCTGATTCCAGTTCAATGAGATTTGGAACTTTTGGCGGCACGGGTGTAGGATCTTATTCTGGTAATACACAATTTGAAATTACTCATACAGGTTCAGCAGTAAATTATTTGTCAGTAACAGGTAATACAACAGGTAATGCTCCAACAATAACTGCAATTGGTACTGATGCTAACGTAAGTATTAATTTAATAACAAAAGGATCTGGTTCAGTAAACGTAACAAGTTTATCTTTAACATCTTCAAGTCCAACATTTATAAACAGTAATAGAACTCTCACTTATTATGGTACAACTCATAATCAATTAGGTGCTGGTTCTGGTACTAGAGATATAAATTTAATTCTAGGTAATTTTGTATCGGCAAATGTAACCGGAACCACTACATGGACTTTTTCTAATCCTATTGCATCTCCTGCATCCATTGGTTTTGTGTTGGAATTAACCAATGGAGGTTCTGCTGCATTAACTTGGCCTGCTGCTGTAAAATGGCCTGGAGGCACAGCTCCAACACTTACAGCATCTGGTGTTGATGTGTTAACATTTATTACAGATGATGGTGGGACAATATGGCGTGGAGTTGTTTCAATGTTAGATAGTAAATAACGGATATTAAAATGGCAAATTGGGTACACATAGAAAATAATGAAATTACAGGTCAGTATGATTTACTACCTAAAACTTGGAAAAATATTAGCGGACTAAATTTGGCTGCTGATGATTTGCCTTTTTTAAAATCTGCAGGTTGGTATCCTGTAACTAAACAAAGTGAAACATGGAATGATTTAACTCACTATGTAAGTGGTTATGATTATGAAATTAGGGAGAATGATGTTTTAGAAAGTATTATATTATCCGAAAAACAACCAGAACCCGTTGAAGAATTTTCTACTTTAAAATATAGATTCATAGAGCAATTGAGAAATAAAAGAAATGAGTTGCTGGCCAATTGTGATTGGACTCAGTTACAAGATGTACAGAATTTTTTTGATGAAACTACAAAAAATAAATGGATTGTATATCGGCAGGCTCTAAGAGATATTGTTGAAGATTATTCAGAAAATGAAATTGTTAATATTGAACAAGTCAATTGGCCATCATTAGAAAATTAAATGTTATTAATTGAACAACTATTAGCTAAAGCTGGTACTTCTGTCCCTAGTAATTTTTTATATGCGTGGGGAAACAATAGTAGTGGGCAATTAGGAAAAAATACTTTTCTTAGTTGGAGTGCAATAAGTACTGGATTTCGGCATACGGCGGCTATTCGTTCTGACGGCTTATTGTTTACATGGGGAAGAGCTCTCAATGGTCAATTAGGAGATGGTACAACTACTCAAAAATCCAGTCCAGTACAAATAGGGTCTAGCTCATGGACTGCTGTGGCTGCCGGAGGTACTCATACGGCTGCTATACGTTCTGGTGGTACATTATTTACGTGGGGTTATAATAGTTCGGGCCAACTAGGAGATGGTACCGGATTTAGTAAATCAAGTCCAGTACAAATAGGGTCTAGCTCATGGACTGCTGTGGCTGCTGGTGCCGCTTTTACCGCCGCTATTCGTTCTGATGGTTTGTTATTTACATGGGGATTCAATTATTCTGGCCAATTAGGTGATGGTACAAATACCACCAGATCCAGTCCTGTACAAATAGGATCTAGCTCATGGACTGCTGTACGCAATGGTGCCTTTCATACGACAGCCATACGTTCTGGTGGAACTTTGTTTACATGGGGACTTAATGGATACGGCGCATTGGGAGATGGTACAACTACTAATAGATCCAGTCCAGTACAAATAGGATCTAGCTCATGGACTGCTATAGCTGCAGGTCAAAATCATACACTAGCCATACGTTCTGGTGGAACTTTGTTTACATGGGGACGTAATACTAGTGGCCAATTGGGAGATGGTACAACTACTAATAGATCCAGTCCAGTACAAATAGGTTCCAGTTCATGGACTGCTGTGTCCGCTAGCACTTCTCATACGGCTGCTATTCGTTCTGATGGGTTATTATTTACATGGGGATATAATGGTGTTGGTCAGTTGGGAGATAGTACACTTGTCTCTAAATCCAGTCCAGTACAAATCGGATCCAGCTCTTGGACAGCCGTTTCTGCTGGTGGCCAGCCTGGGGTAGTCCAGGCTTTTACAGGAGCCATTCGTTCTGAGGGTACTGGTACTTTGTTTATGTGGGGGAATAATAACTATGGTAATTTAGGAGATGATACAACCACTAGTAAAAGCAGTCCGATAACAATAGGAATAAATAGCGTAAGTTCACCAACCGAAATATCATCCAGTTCATGGACTGCTGTATCTGCTGGTAGACTTCACACAGTTGCTATTCGTTCAGATAATTTATTATTCGCATGGGGAAGTAATGGTAGTGGGCGATTAGGAGATGGTTCAACTGTTACTAAATCCAGTCCAGTACAAATAGGATCTAGCTCTTGGACTGCTGTAGCGGCTGGATTTTATAACTCAGCGGCTATTCGTTCTGATGGTATATTGTTTACATGGGGACAGAATTATTCTGGCCAAATAGGAGATGGTACTACTACCAATAGATCCAGTCCAGTACAAATAGGATCTAGCTCATGGACTGCTGTGGGTTTTGGCCAAAGTAACGCAGCTGCTATTCGATTTGATGGTATATTGTTTACGTGGGGAAATGGTGGTCTAGGCCAATTAGGAGATGGTTCAACTGTTACTAAATCCAGTCCAGTACAAATAGGATCTAGCTCATGGACTGCTGTATCGGTTGGCCTGGCGCATTGTGCAGCCATTCGTTCTGATGGTAGATTGTTTACGTGGGGATTTAGCAATGCTGGACGCTTGGGGGATGGTGGGTCTACCAATAGGTCCAGTCCAGTACAAATAGGGTCTAGCTCATGGACTGCTGTAGGCGCTGGACAAGACTATACAATCGCTATTCGTTCTGGTGGTACATTATTTACATGGGGTGGTAATAGTTTTGGCCAACTAGGAGATGGTACTACTACCAATAGATCCAGTCCAGTACAGATAGGATCCAGTTCCTGGACGGTTGTAAGAACTGCTACTGGTCAGTTTACAGCTGCTATACGTTCTGGTGGTGCCTTGTTTACATGGGGATATAATAGTTCGGGCCAACTAGGAGATGGTACAACTACCAATAGATCCAGTCCAGTACAAATTGGATCTAGCTCTTGGACTGACGTAACGACTGGCGGCTTTCATACAGTTGCTTTACTTAAATAAATTTAAAATGTGTGATAAATATTAATTATAATATAGGAGTTGAGAATGCATTTGATTGACCAGCAGCTAAATTTAATGATACGAGGAAGATTTGATGAAGCTTGGAAACTAGCAGAAGAACTAGAAGCTTTAGATCCTACAGATCCAAAAGCCAAATTTAATCGTGGATGGTTTCTTATTAATCAAGGAAACTTACAAGAAGGATTTAAATGCCTTGAGCACGGCCGAGCACTTAAAGTTTATGGTAGTGGCAAAATTAATACCACTAAGCCAATTTGGGATCAAAGCGATCTAAAAGGTAAGACCGTTATTTTGAATATGGAATGTGGTTTTGGTGACCAAATAATTTATGCAAGATTTGCCACAGAAATTTGGAAACAGGGCGGTACTTGTATCATGTGTTGTGACAAATCTTTACACCCACTATTTCTACGAATTCCTGGTGTTAAAGAATGTATCACTTTAGATGAAGTGTCTAGAACATATCATGATTTTTGGATTCCAGGATTTAGTGCTAGCTGGTTATTTGGACATGAATTTGATAATTTACCAAATGATCCTTACATTTTTGCCAAAAATGAAAGTGTGGATCTTTGGAAAACAATGTTAAACACAAAAAAAATAAAAGTGGGTATTCGTTGGAGTGGTAGTCCTCTTTTTGAGCATCAACAGTTTCGTATTTTTCCCGCTCAAAAATTAATTGATATACACAAAGATTTTTCTCATATACAATTTTATAGTTTACAAAGAGATACAGATGTAAAAGAATTACCTGAAAGTATAAATGACCTTCAACATTTAATAATTTCTTGGGAAGATACGGCTGCATGTATTGCTAATTTAGATTTAGTTATTACATCATGTACTAGTATTGCTCATTTAGCTTCTGCAATGGGAAAACCCACTTGGGTGATTGTGCCAATATTACCATATCATGTTTGGGCTTATGGTGGAGACCACAGTCCTTGGTATCAAAACACCACTAAAGTTTTTAGACAAACAAAGTTTGGAGATTGGACAGACACATTTGAAAAAGTTGGCAAAGAACTGGCAGAATTGTTTCCTAAAAAAACTGAGGAAATAGACGCATAAATATATAATAAACGTTGACTTTATAATTTTAAACTGAAAAGGTAATCATGGAAAAAACTCTACATTTTGTGGCAGGTCTCCCAAGATCGGGTTCCACTCTCATAACAAATATACTCAAACAAAATCCAAAAGTTCACGGAGAATCTGTAAGTTCTTTATCTTCTATATTTGGTAGCATTAATGCTTCTTGGTTCAGTATGGAAACAAATCAAGAATATAATAATACAGAGGCTAAAGTTGGAGTTTTAAAATCAGTTCTACAAGGATATTATTCTCATATTGATAAGCCTTTTGTTATTGATAAAGACCGTGGATGGATTCCATTACTGCCTCAAGTAGAAGCAGTATTGAAACGCAAAGTTAAAATTGTGGTTTGTGTTAGAAACCCAGCCGAAATCTTAACTTCTTTTGAAAAACTTAGAAAAGATAATCCTTTGTTTTTTACTAAAGCAGATTCTTCTTTAAGAGAAGGGTCTAATATTGCTTCTAGAGCTTATTACTATGCTGGTCCTGAAGGCCCAATGGGTTTATCACATAGAAATATTAAAGATGCAATTACTATGGGTTACTTGGATCGTTTTCTTTTTATTGATTACAACCGTTTTTGCAATAGTCCAAAAAGTCAAACAAAACGAATCTATGAATTTTTAGAATTACCAAAATACGAACATGACTTTGAAAAGATTGTTCAAACAGAAGTCTATAATGATTTGGCAATTGGTTTACCTAATTTACACAAAGTTAAACCATCACTGGATCGTACCACAGTTAACTGTGTGGAGTATCTTGGACTTGATATTTACGAACAATACAATCGTGAAATATTTTGGAACGCTTGGATTTAAAAGGATATATTATGACACCAGAACATAAAAAACTAAACATGGGTTGTGGGTTTAAAAAATTAAACGACCATTGGAATGTGGACGTGGAAGCTAAATGTAATCCTGATGAAGTATTAGACTTTGAAAAAACTCCATGGCCATATGAAGATAACTTCTTTGAGAAGATTACAGCAGATAATATCTTAGAACATCTAGGTCAAGACCCAAAAGTTTTTACCAATGTTATTAAAGAAATGTATCGAGTAAGTGCCGATCAAGCAGAATGGTTTATAAATGTTCCACATCACCGTTGTGATTTGTTTTGGGACGATTACACCCATGTTAGGCCTTTATCTGCCAAAACATTTAAGATGTTTGACCAAAAAGTAAATCACGAATCTATTCAAAAGAAATTTAGTGATAGTACGTTTGGAATATATCACTCTGTTGACTTAGAGGTATACGATGTAACGTATGAAATTGTTGGATATTGGAAAGAACAATTAGCAAATGGTATGTTGGGTAGTGGAGAGTTAAACAATAAACTTAATACATTATCAAATGTGGCAGAATCGGTTAACATCTTTATTAAAGTACACAAACCAGGAAGATTTGAAAATTTAAATATTTTTTAATATTATGATATTTAATGTAGGTGATAAAGTTCACCGTAATGTGTTATTGAGTTGTGACCACGGGTTGATGATTGTAAATCGTTTTGATTGCAATGATAACCAAGTTGGCCACGGTCAATGGTTACTGGATCATGGTAATACCTCAACAATAGAAGCATTTAATTGTTATGAATCAATTAAAGAATTTTCTGAGCCTGTAATATTTGACATTGGTGCCAATATAGGAACATTCACCACTTGGATGGCCAGAGCATTTCCTCAGGGAAAAATATATTGTTTTGAACCCCAAAGAGAAGTGTTTAAAATGTTATGTGGGAATGCCTCTATAAACAATCTATATAATGTATACCCATACAACATTGGATTAGGTAAAGAAAATACTAAGATTGAATTCGTAGAACCCAATTACTTTAGAAAAAATGATTTTGGTACTTTTAGTTTAGTAGAAGATATTATTACTGAAAAAACAAACAATAAAGTTGTTGTTGACATACACACAATTGATTGGTTTTTAGAACACTATAATATACCTAAAGTACATTTATTAAAGATAGATGTGGAAGGCATGGATTTGGACGTTTTAGTTGGAGGTTCTAACACAATTAAAAAACACTTGCCTATTATATTTGTGGAACATTGTGATAATAGAAAAACTATTATAGACGATATCAAACAATTTTTAAATCAGTATGAATATGATTACACAGTAGTTGGAAATAATTTATTATGCAAACCTCAATAAAGGAATATAAATGAAAAAGATTTTGATTATGGGATTACCTGGTTCAGGTAAAACATTTATGGCGGAAGCATTAAAGAAGTATCTTGAAAAAAACGGTACGACAAATAGTAATGCTGAGATGTTACCTATCACAGGTTTTAATGCTCAAGTTACTTGGTTCAATGCTGATGAAGTTCGTAAAAAATACAACGATTGGGATTTTACTGATACTGGTCGTATTCGTCAATCGCTAAGAATGGCACAGTTTGCTTTAGAGGCTGGTGGTGATTATGTTATCTGTGATTTTGTGGCACCATTGGTGGAGATGAGAAACAACTTCAAGGCCGATTGGACTATTTGGATGGACACCATTGACAAAGGTCGTTTTGAAGATACTAACAAAGCCTTTATTCCACCAGAGGTATATGACTTTCGTGTGACCGAACAGAATGCTGAAAAGTGGGCTGAGTTTATTGGTAATCATATTATTGAAAATCGTAGGCGGCCAACATTTGATTGGCAAAAAGAAACAGTACAGATGTTAGGTCGTTGGCAACCATGGCATGAAGGTCATCGAGCATTGTTTGACCGATCCATTGCTAAAACCGGTCAAGTAGTTATTCAGATTCGAGATTGCCAAGGATGGCAAGGTTCTAATCCGTTTGCCATTGAACAAGTTAAATCTTATATTAAACGTGATTTAGATCCAATTTATCAAGGACAATACGAGATTCAGGTGGTACCAAACATTGTAAATATTACCTATGGTCGTGATGTGGGTTACAAAATTGAACAAGAAACATTTGATGATGAAACACACTCAATCTCCGCTACAAAGATTCGTAAAGAGTTGGGTCTTAATTAAATGGTTTAAATTATAAATATAGTATAAACAAAGGAGTTGTTCAAATGGCAATCACATACACATGGAAAGTTACTGGTTTAATGGTACAAAATGAAGGCGACTTAGAGAAAGTGGCTGTAATGTCCAACTTTTCTATCAGCGGTACCGATGGAGAATATACAGGACAAGTGAGTTATGCTGTCAATTTATTGGCACCAGATGCAGAAAACTTCACACCCTATGCTGATATTACTGAAGAACAAGCTTTACAATGGACTAAAAATGCTTTAGGTGAGGATCGTGTGTCCGCCATGGAACAAGAAGTAACTGACCAGATTGCTAAAGCATCAATTCCAGTTCCACAACCTGCACCATTACCCTGGTAAGTAATCCAATCGAAGCATAAATACCTTAATCATAGGAGGTTAATATGCCGGCCGTAACAAGTAGAGCAACTTTAAAAGATTACTGTTTAAGAAGATTAGGTTTCCCTGTCATTGAAATCAATATTGATGATGACCAGTTAGAAGATAGAATAGATGATGCCATTCAATATTGGCAAGACTACCACTTTGATGGTCTACAAAAAATCTATTATATCCGAAGGGTTACGGATGCCGATGTCAATAATCAATATTTGGATTTAACCAATGTGTTAGATTCTGCCAATGTTCCTTTGGACATTGTTGGCGTTACTCGTATTTTCCCAGTCCAAGATTCTCAGGCAACTATTAATATGTTTGACCTGCGGTATCAACTCCGTCTAAACGAACTCTACGACTTTACCTCCGCATCTTACGTTAACTATACTCTAACACAACAACACTTACGTTCACTGGAATTAATGTTTAGTGGAGAAGTTCCTATTCGTTTCCAACGACATATGGGAAAACTCTTTATTGATTGGGCATGGGGAGCATCCGAAGCTCCTGCTGGTACAATTGTAGTTGCCGAATGTTATGCTTGTATTGATGCCACAGAATATAATCGAGTATGGAATGACCGATGGTTGAAAGAATATACTACGGCACTATTCAAACGAACATGGGGAAACAACCTCAAAAAGTTTTCTGGCTTACAATTACCGGGTGGTGTCACACTTAATGGTGATAAGATTTATGAAGAAGCGGTAGGCGAAATTGAAAAGCTGGAAACTGAAATGCAAAACGAGTATGGTGCTCCATTAGAATTTATGATGAACTAATATGCCAACAAGTGTATATTTTAATAACTACAACTCTACTGCCGAACAAAGAGTAATAGAGGATCTGATTGTTGAATCCATGCAAATCATGGGTTTTGATGCATTCTATTTGCCTATAGAAAATCCGGCAGATAGAGATATATTATATGGTGAAGATCCAGTTAAAAAATTCAAATCAGCTTTTCCATTAGAAATGTACCTTTCTGGTGACGTAATGGATTACCAAGGTCAACAAGAGTTCTTTTCTAAGTTTGGCCTAGAAATTAAAAATGTGGTGACGGTATCTGTTTCCCGTAGGTCATTTCAACAACGAGTTCCACAAAATACATTTACACGTCCAAGAGAAGGTGATTTGGTTTATGTGCCATTCTTAAATGGTACTGGTGAATTATATGAAATAACATTTACGGAACAAGCAAAAGATTTTCATATGTTAGGTCGTAAAGAACCATATTTTTATGAGTTGCGTCTTGAGAAATTCAAGTATGCTCAAGAGATTATCGATACTGGTGTTAACGATATTGATATGATTGTTAGTGATTCTGGTTACATGATTAAGTTGGTTACTGGAGCAAAAACTAGTAACGTAATCAATTATACAATAAACGAAACAGTATATCAGGCAGCCGACCAAACTCAAGCCAATGCTACTTGTGTGGCAATCGTACAAGCTTGGACACCATCGGCCAATTCTTTAATGATCAGCAATATTTCTGGTACGTTTACAAACAATGTTGTAATTATTGGTGCATCAAGTAATGCACGTTACATATTAACTTCTTATGATTCACAACTAGATAATTCTTATAATGAAAGTTATGACAATAAGTATATTAATACTCAAGCAGACGCAATTATAGATTTCTCTGAAACTAATCCATTTGGAGAAATTTAATGGCCAATATTTCATATAACCGAATTATTCGAAAGATGGTTATTGGGTTTGGTAACCTATTCGACAATATTACCCTAGTTCGTTATAATCCAGATTTAACAGAAGCTGAACGTATGTTGGTACCTATTGTGTATGCAACAAAGGAATTATATGTAAGACGTTTAGACGATGATCCAACTTTAGATAAAAAAATTCAAATAGCATTACCAAGAATGTCTTTTGAAATGGCCGGTCTTTCTTACGATTCTTCTCGTAAACAAAATACTAATTTTAAACAATTTGCACAAACAACTACTGGATTAATTTCACAATATAATCCTGTACCATATAATTTTGATTTTAATCTTTACATCTATGTACGAAACATAGAAGATGGTACACAAATCATTGAGCATATTTTACCGTTCTTTGCACCAGATTATACAATTAAATTAAATTTAATTCCTGAAATGGGTATTGTTAAAGAAATACCTATTGTATTAAATAGCACATCACATGATATTGTTTATGAAGGTGATAAAGATTCCGAAACTCGTATGATTATTTGGACATTAAGTTTTACTGTTAAAGGTTATGTGTTTGGTAAAACTACACAAACAGGTCAAATTAGAACTTCAATTACAAACATATATAACGATATTTTATCAACTGATGTTGTTCAATTTAATATGGCCAACACCGGTACAGGAACATATCAAACTGGTGAAATTGTGTATCAAGGTTATTCAGCACAAGAATCTACGGCATCTGGTCGAGTTATTTTGTGGACTAATAATATATTACACTTGACCAACATACAGGGTAATTTTGTATCCGATGCACGCATTATAGGCACAAAAACAAATTCAAATTATCAGTTCACTTCTTACGTTGTACCAGCAGAAAAAATGGCCACAATTACAATTGTGCCTAATCCTACCACAGCAAATACTGCAAACGCCAACGTTGATTATACATATACCACCACAATAACAGAATTCCCTAATACATAATGAACAATTTTGAAAAAAGCATGGAACAAATATTTGACGTAACACCCACAGTTAAAGAAGAAAAAATAAATTTACCTGTAATGTCCGTCAAGTATAATGAAGCAGATATTAAACAAGATTTAAATGATGCTTATCAACAATCAAAAGAAAATCTTCAAGGTATTATTGACCAAGGCAAAGACGCCATGGAAGAAATACTCAATATTGCCAAAGCTGGCCAACACCCAAGAGCATTTGAGGTGTATTCTGGTTTATTAAAAAACATGACCGAAGCCAATGATAGATTATTAAAGATACAAAAAGAAATGCGTGAGATGGAAGGCATTAAAAAAGAAACAAATAATACCAATATTGATAAAGCAATTTTTGTTGGCTCAACTTCTGAACTCAGCAAACTATTGAAGAACAATGCCAGCAAAGAATAAAGAAAGTTACCGTGACAACCCTCTACTCAAACGAGTAGGAGTTCAAGTCAATTTCACACAAGATCAAGTTGATGAATATATCAAGTGTTCTAGAGATCCTATCTATTTTGCCAAGTACATTAAAATTATCACACTAGATGATGGTGTAACTGATTTTAGAATGTATGATTTTCAGCAAGACATGATACGAACTTTTCACAATAATCGTTTTACTATTATGAAATGTCCACGGCAGGTGGGTAAAACGACTACCACGGTGGCGTATCTTCTTTGGACAATACTCTTTCAAGACGCACAATCAATTGCTGTTCTGGCCAACCGTGGTGAAACTGCTCGAGGTATTCTTGGTAAGTTACAGTTGGCGTATGAGAATCTACCTATGTGGTTACAACAAGGTGTGGTTGAATGGAACAAAGGTCGAATAGAACTGGAGAACGGATCAGTTATCATCGCTTCTTCCACGTCATCTTCTGCGGCTCGTTCTGGTTCGTTTAACATTGTATTCTTAGATGAGTTTGCTTTCGTACCATCTAATATTGCCACAGAATTCTTTACCTCAGTTTATCCTGTTATTACTGCTGGTACAAAAACAAAGATTATTATTGTTTCTACACCTAACGGCATGAATCTGTTCTATAAGATATGGACAGACGCCATCAATAAACGAAACAATTATGTACCATTTGAGGTGCATTGGTCGATGGTACCGGGTCGTGATGATGATTGGAAAGAAGAAACGATTCGTAATACTTCTGAACACCAGTTTCGACAGGAGTTTGAAACCGAGTTTTTAGGTTCTACCAATACTCTTATTGCTGGCACCAAGTTACAGAAGATGGCTTACAGTCCGCCAATTGCTCACCATGATAAGATGATAATCTATGAACATCCGATTAAAGGTGACGATGAAATTACCAAAGACCATCTATATTGTATTACCGTGGATGT